ATTGCCGCCGTTCGATGACATGTACGCAAAACTCTGGTTTAGAATACCGCCAGGGAAATCGGCAAGCTATGTTGTCAATAAAGGTTTCGCCAGTTGTGTTAAAGTTCATCCATATAAACCAGCACCAACACTGAGCAGAATGCAAACTGGTAGAGGATTTGCAACTATATGCCATTATGAAGAACCAAGAGCATTGACTATATCAGAACTAAAACGATTGTCGTCATTCCCTGATGACTATATAATAACAGGCAATAATTATCAAGAAAAAGCCGCAATTATTGGAAATGCAGTTATGCCTAAACAAATGTATCACATTGCGAAAACAATCAAAGAAAAGATATTAATATGAAAGCGAAAATGGCGAGTGATAAAGCTGTAAAGAAAAGCAGGAAAGTTACAGGGGCAAAACAAAAAATATCAGATAAAGCCATATTGGGCGCAATTAAAGGAAGCGGCGGCGTCATATCGTATATAGCCAAAAAATTAAATGTTGGCTGGCATACAGCCCAGAGACTGATAAACAGAAATGAAACAATACAAATGGCTTATAAAGATGAGATAGAAACCGTTCTTGATATGTGCGAAAGTGTATTGTATAGCGCTATCAAAGAAGGTGACACTGGTAGCGCTAAATGGTATCTAACTCAAAGAGCAAAGCATAGAGGATATGGTGATAAACTTGAAATAGAAGGGCAAATGCAAGCAAAAGTTGTCATAAATATAATCGGTGTAGACAAAAATAACGAATGAACATTGAAGTACCAAAAATATTTATACCAATATTTGAATCTGAAAAAAGATATATAGTGCTATATGGCGGAAGGGGTGGCGGAAAAAGCTGGTTTGTTGCCCTGTATTGCCTAATTAAAGCAATGGAAAATAAAAGAAGAATTTTATGTACACGTGAAATACAAAGAACTATCAAAGACAGTGTGTATAAACTGCTCGTAGACCTAATACAGAAATATCCAGAGTTTGAAAAATTCTTCATAATAAAACATGATATGATTTGCGGTGTAAACGGGAGCGAGATAATATTCAAGGGTTTAAAACATAACCCAACTGAAATAAAGTCAACCGAAGGTATTGATATATGCTGGGTAGAAGAAGCACAAAATATCAGTAAGCAAAGCAATGATTTGTTGACCCCTACCATCAGGAAGGAAAACAGCAAAATTATCTACACTTATAACCCGTATAGCGAGAAAGATGTTGTAAAGACTGAATACATTGATAAAGAAAGAGATGATGTGCACAAAATAAGAGTTCTTTATTTGGATAACCCTTTCTTGCCGAATGTCCTACTGCACGAAGCAGAGTATGACAAAAAAAATGATTATATGCTCTACAAACACAAATGGCTTGGTGAAACATTACAATATAGCAATTTATTGGTGTTTGCAGATAAAATTGTTGTTGACGATTACGAATATAGTGATAATATTGCCATAAGATATGGCGCCGATTGGGGTTTTAGTCAAGACCCAACGGTGCTCATAAAAGTTGTCATCGATGGAAAAATATTATATATTGAAGAAGAAGCGTATGCAATTGGTTGTGACATCGATAAAATACCAGAATTATTTGATAGAATTGAAGGAGTACGAAAGGGATTGATTATCGCAGATAGTGCAAGACCTGAAACAATAAGTTATATACGGAATCAAGGATTTAACATACGAGCCAGCATAAAAGGTGCAGGTAGCGTCAAAGAAGGAATTGCCTTTCTGCGTAGCTTCGAAAAAATAATAATAAACCCACAGTGCAAGCATACTATTAACGAATTCAGTAACTATAAATACAAACAAGACAAAATAACAGGCGAGCCATTGAATGATGTACAAGATGGCAATGACCATACCATTGATGCTGTTAGATATGCGATAGAAGACTTGATGCGCTATTACACAAAAGCGCCAAATACTCGGAAAAACCAAAAAGTTGGCAAATCTAAAATGAAGGAGTTGCCTGCATTATGAGATGGATAACATTAATTCTCTGCATTATATCGTTTTTACTTGGTGGAGTATTGACATATAGTTTATATGAGCATAAACCTAAAATTGAAATTAAAGAAATTAAAACAGTGGAAACGAAATATATCAGAATACCAGTTACACAAAAAGAAATGGAAGAATGCGTGAAGTCATCAATTATAGTAGAAGCAAAAGAAAAAGGCGATGTAATAGTAATCAGGGCTCACGATAAATGTAAGGAAACAACAGCAGAAATAATAGTTGAAGCGCAAAAAAATCCCGAAGAGATTATAAGAGCAGGACTGCTTGGCGTTGCCGCAGGAGCATTGATTGTCGCATTGATATCAATACTATGAAGGTTTGAAAATGGACAAAAAACTATTATATGAGATAACAAAATACGGCAGGGGCAATTATTACATTAGCGACGTCTTATATTATACGAGTGAAAGAACAACAGCGCAGTATAAGATTATGAGACGATATCCGATGTGCTGGCTTGGTTTGCAGTTTATTAAACTTGGATTGCCGAATGTACCGTTTACAGTTGAATGTGAAGAGAACAAAGATGTTGCAATAATTCTGGAAAAGAATATAAAAAAAATATGGCGGAAATTAATAAAAGAAGCAACAGAGAGTCTTGATTATGGATTCAAGGCTTTTGAGATACGATATAAAGTAGGACAAATTAAATATAAAGATGAGAATGATAAAGATGCAAATTTTGAAGGGATTCTGTTTAAATCGCCGAAGCCGTTGGATGGGGAAACAATTCAAATATTAATACAACCAGATGGAAGCCTGCGTGGATTCAGGCAAACAATCAACGGTCAATCGGTTGATGTTCTTGTTGAAGACAGGAAATGCTTATTGTTTACGCATAATCTTGAAAGCGGCCAATACTATGGAATGAGTGCTCTTGAACCTGCTTATCCCTTCTGGTATGATGCTAACCTTAACAGACAATTTCACATGCGCTGGCTGGAAAGGAAAGGCACAGGATTTTTCAAAGGTTTGTATCCATCAGGTTTAACTACAACAGAAGATGGAGAAAAGGACAACCAAGACATTATGCTTGATTTGCTGAATAATGTACTTGAAGGAAATGTAATAGCGTTGCCATCGCAACGAGATGAGCATGGCCAGTTGATGTGGGACATTGCTTTCTTGAACGATGAAGACAAAACAGACCCATTCATAAGCAGGGCAAAATATATTGATGAAATGATATTAAAGGCTTTGGTTATACCAGAAAAGGCTCTTACACAAGGGGAAATTGGTGCAAGGGCGAGCATAGAAGCCTTCCAGGATATGTTTATCCAGAGAAAGCAGGCTGTGCTTGATGAAGTTGTTGATGTTATAAACAACTATTATATACCACATTTTGTTGAGCTGAATTTTGGGAAAGACATAGATGCGAGAATAATCCAAGGTCAAATAAGCGATAGTACTATTGATATATCCAATAAAATTATTCAGAAACTTGTTGAGACTGACAAGATAAAAGTTAACAAAACATGGCTTGTAGAAAAGACTGGCGTACCATTTGAATACTGTGATGAGATGAAAGAACAAGAACCAGAAATAGAGCAGGAAATAAAAGAAGAACCAGTTCAAGAAGAAACAGAAGCAGGACTTGAAAGTGAAGAAAGCAAAGAAGCAAAAATGACAGAAGGTTTTGAAACTGTTGAAGAAAAATTCTGGAGACCTGAAAACGAACTTGAAAGAAAATACAACATGTCCAGGCTTGATAGCTATATTACTGATAGACAATTACAATTCTTGAATGATATGGCAGCAGAGTTGCAATTCCAAGTAGATAGGATTAAAAGATATATAGACAAAAATTGGGATGAAAAAAACTATACGAAAGTTGTTGCCGATGTTGAAGTAAAACGTTCACCAGTACGTAAAATATTGCAAAACTTCTTGTATGATGTATATGAATACGTAATGCGCAACTTCAAACAAACAATAGAAATGAGATTTGCTGAAATAGACAGCTTTATTGGATTCAGGATAGATATTGTTGCAGATAAGATTGTGAAGGATTTGGAAACTGCAATCAAGCTTCAAGTCGGAAATGACATTGCCGCAATGAAGTCAAAAGTTGAAGTCACTGATAGAATTGGAAATACAACATTGCATTCTTTCTTGACAAGTCGTATGCCTGTGATAGCCGAAACTGAAATTGGTTTCATACTTAATAAGAGCGTAGACAGTTATATTAAGCAGAACATAGATGCAGTAAAGAAAGGCTTGCTTGATGAGATGAAA